CGTACTTTGGATTAAGCTTTATGATGTTTAGGGTTTTTGTGCTAGGAGATATAAACTTAGGTGAGTTTGAAATTAGTTTTATCTCAACAATATTCGGTGCTATGAGTGCCAAAGTTAATACAGTTGTCGATTTCTTTTTTGGAGGATCGTCAAAGAAAAATGAACAAACAAATAATAAATAAATTATGAATTCACAAAACGTAGCATACGGTTTAGGGCAACTAGGTAGTGTTTTTTTAAATACTGATAATTGTAGATTCATACCACCAGACGGTATGGTCATAGTTTCTATAGTTGTTGTAGAAAAATGTAAATTTACACATATGATACCAGATAATCAAGCTAATGCTAAGCATGTTGGAACAACTGTTGTAACTAATTCAACTGGAGATGGAGGAACTTTACACGCAGCTGGTGAAGCTGTTGGTGGAACGTTGCTAGCTAATTTAGATAACATAGCTGATGTAGAGGTTCCAGCTGGCGTTACGATCAATGGTAGATGGTCACAAGTGATGATAAAATCTGGTGATTTAGGTAGCGCAATATTATACTTTGGGTATTAATGTTTAATTTTATATCTAAACTTATTTCAGCTAGAAAAAGCTCGGGCGGAGTAAGAGTAAAAAGAATTAGAGAGGTTAGAAATGCAGATAACTATACACAATTTACTTGTGGACCAGTAGCGGCTAATAGCACTAACTCTTGTGGTGGTACTGTTACAGGTAATACATTTTATCATGATGGCAGCGCGGCTCTTCCAGCAGTTAACGATGTAGTTTATTCTAGCAAAAGAGCTCGTAATCCAAATTCTTTTACAGCTGGTTTTTATAAAATAACAGATAGAGGTAGAACTGCTTCTTTGCAAATAAACAGTCTTGGAGTTGTGCTAACAAAAAGAAATTGTTAATATAATAAAATTATGGGTTTTAAAAACAATACTATAGAATATGGTTTTGGTCAAATGGGATCAATACTTATTTGTACTTACACTAACGCTGTTACAGCTAGAGATGTTAATAATAGTGTATTTAAAGATCGTAATGCTGTTTTTGTTGCTATACAATTTGTTGAAGATACAGTTTTTGATACGGTTGGCCTAGTATCAGAAGATGATACTATATATATTAACTCGTCAGCTGGCTCAACAGGTATAGACGCTGACGGTGGCTCTTCAACTGATAGTGTTACTTTTCCAAAAGGATTAACAATATACGGTAGATGGACTAGCATACAGCTAGATAGTGGTAAAGCAATTGCTTATATAGGATATTAATGTTAGGTTTATCAAGTGGATTAATATATTCTAGTTATTTAACTGGCATAAGTAATCCAACGGATATTAGTAATTTAATAGGTTGGTGGGATTTTACAGATAATACTAATGGTAATTTATCAAACTCGCATTCGAGTGCATCAGCACCTAGTAATGGCGATGGAATAAATAGAATTAAAAATAAAGCATACCACAACCAAGGTAATACAACTACAGCGATAGGTGAGTCTTTATACTCTCCAAATGTTTTTACAGGTGCAACAAATGCATTGGCACCAGAGTTTGTGTCTGGTAGCTCTGATACCACTAATAGACCTCCAGCAGAATCTGCTAGCAATCCAATATCTTATGCGTTATTTAACACAAGAACAGGACCGGATCTTGGTAATGGAACAGATTATTTTCCATATATGAGGTGTAGATATAATATTTACCAAGGCGAAAGTAACACTGATATTTTGGGTACTGTTCAAAGCACTAGTGACCTACATACGAATCTGTCAACATCAGCAATAAGCATGGCAGCTCATACAGTTTTTACTGTAGAAAGAAGAGTTACCAACTTAGATACAAGCGGTGGAACTGGATTATATCAAGGTGCTGTTTGGTCGATGCAAGGTTATGATCCCCAGTATAGTTCTGGCGGATTTGCAGATCTTGTTTTTGGTAGAGGTTTTTGGGCGGATAATACGTTTACACATTTTAATGACCACATAGATTTTGGATCTGGTGGGTTAGGCAATAGTACCATGTATGATCTTTTTGCTGATAGTGCAAATCCCACTACCTCTGAACGAAGACAATGGAGACCTCACGGCCTCGATACAGATAGTGATTTTGATTCTGGAGATTTTACTAATCTAATAACCAATGATAATAAGTTTGCTATATGGACAACTATCGTTAATGGTGAGAGCGCAACAACAACATCAGAACCTTTTTTAAGAGGCGGTAGAATGTATAGAAATTACAATACAGCTAAAGGTATAGATGCTGATTCATTTATTTCAGTGTCAAACACACTAGATGATACTCAAGACTCAGGGGCTAGACACGAGTATAATACAGGGACTAAATTTAACAAACTAAACTTAGGTATGTCAGATGCTACTCCAACTGTTACACTATCAACACCACTAGAGTTTTCTTTAGGTAAAATACCTAGTATGGGCACGACAGGTTTATACAACTCGTCTCTAGGTAAAATGCCAGGACCTACTAACGAAGTACACCAACCTGGTGATTCAGGTGTAGGTAGTAGAGGTTTTTCTAGAGGAACAGCAATTTACGAAATACTCTTCTACAATAAAGTTTTAAGCGTAGGAGAGATAGCAGGGGTTGAAAACTATTTAAAAAATAAATATGGAGATCCAGAAAATTTATACTAATTAATAATTAAATAAAATAAAATAAAATGGCAAAAGAAAAAACAATTGATTTAAAGAAAAAAGTAGAAAAAATATCAGAAGAACATCTTAAAGATTTACAAAATGTTGTTAGTAATGTAAATAACTTACAATTTCAAATAGGTAAGATGGAAGCTAGAAAACACAACCTATTACACGAATTAGTATTGGGACAAGACACTATAGTAAAGTTACAAGAATTGTTTTCAAAAGAATATGGCTCTTATGATATCAATGTTACAGACGGTACAATCAATTGGGAAAAGGATGAAGAATAATATTATTAGAAAAATTACCATAGGTAAAGATTACAAAAACGATTCGATGCATTATGCTGTAGACCAAGAGGTCTACGGCGGGCATCAAATCTGCGATATAATAGAAGAAGAAGATAAATACTGTATTTATATTAAGAAGAAAAACGTGGTTATACCTTGGAAGGATTTTAACAAAAATATGGCTATATCAATTGAGTATAATTTAGAGTATTAATGAAAGCTTATAAAGATTATATTGTAACACCTATTGGTAAAAGATATAATAATTCTACAAGTGTTGATGATAAAGAATTAATACTTAATACTGAAATATTTAATCATCAGTATACCAATAGATTAGCAAAAGTTATCGCTACTCCACTATTATTTCAATCACCTATTAAAGTAGGTGATGAAGTAGTAGTACATCATAATATTTTTAGAAGATGGCATGATGTAAAAGGTAGAGAAAAGAATAGTAGATCTTATTGGAAAGAAGATAAATATTTAATTACTGGAGATCAAATATACCTTTATAAAAGAAAAGACTGGATAGCTATGCCAGGTTACAGCTTTGTACAACCTATAAAATCAAATAATAAATTATCTATAGATAAAGAACAACCACTAACAGGTGTTATTAAGTATACAGATGGAACTTTTAATACTAATGCTTTAGTTGGGTTTAGACCTGGTAGTGAATATGAGTTTGTAATTGAAGGTAAAAGATTATATAGAGTTTTAAATAAATTTATTACAATTAAATATGAATATCAAGGAAACGAAGAAGAATATAATCCAAGCTGGGCACAAAGCGGTTGAAGAACTGATTAAGGTTGCTAGAGAAGAAATAGTTGATTCAGACGAAGATATATCAGCTGATAGATTAAAGAACGCGGCTGCTACAAAGAAGCTAGCTATATTTGATGCTTTTGAAATACTTAACCGTATACACGAGGAAGAAAACATGCTTGATGGTAAAGTTGAAGAAAAAAAAGAAACCGCATTTAAAGGTTTTGCAGAGGGTAGATCAAAATGAGTTACAATCAAGAATTATACAAGGTAGTAGAGCCAATAAAGCTTAACACTTTAAAAAGATTAAATAAATCTAAAAAGTGGAAGTATGGTTATAACAAAGAAAACGATATAGTTGTAATATCAAAAACTGGTATGGTTGGTGAAGTTATAGAAATACAAGGCTTAAAAATAGCTTTACCTAAACAACCTAGTAATATATACAGCTGTAGTAAAGTTAAATCAGAACAAAAGTGGAAACAATTTCCAGCTAAAACTGAATTTAAAAAAATTAAAACAGTATTTGATTGGCAAGAGTATCCTATTGAATTTAAAGAAGAACACTATAGTTATATAGACGAAGAGTTTAAAAGAAGAGAAGAAGGTTTTTGGTTTATGAATAATGGTGAACCAACTTACATAACTGGCACACACTATATGTATTTACAATGGAGTAAAATAGATGTGGGTGCACCAGACTATAGAGAAGCAAATAAATTATTTTTTATATTCTGGGAAGCGTGCAAAGCTGATAGCAGAAGTTATGGTATGTGCTACTTAAAAAATAGACGATCAGGTTTTTCATTTATGAGTTCTTCAGAAACAGTTAATCTAGCTACTTTAGCTAGTGATAGTAGATTTGGTATATTATCTAAAACAGGTGCTGATGCAAAGAAGATGTTTACTGATAAAGTTGTACCAATAAGTTTAAACTATCCTTTTTTTTTCAAACCTATACAAGATGGTATGGACAGGCCAAAGTCAGAGTTAGCCTACAGAGTTCCAGCTAAAAAGTTTACGCGTAAAAAAATACGTGAACGTGAGGAGATGGATGATGTACAAGGACTTGATACAACTATTGATTGGAAAAATACAGGTGATAATAGTTA